AGACTTGCCCGTCCAGCCGCTGCACCCAGAGCTGGATTGGCCGGGCTTGCGTCAACTTGTTGGGGATTGTTGCGTAGGTAGAAACACTGATACGCGTGATCGTCAGATCGGCCTGATTGGACTGCTGGTTGGGCTGGGTGCGGATCACATGATCGAGCAGGTCCACGGTGTCGTTTGGCAGCGCATAGGTGTTGATGCCCTGGACAAGCGGGATGGTGCCCTGCTCAAACGTCCACATGTTGACGCCACGGTTGGCCCAATCGGCAAACAGCAGGTTCATGGAGCGGCGGGCTGTCTTGAGATCGTAGCCCGTACGCATCTCCGAGCCTACGCGCTCAAACGCCTCCTCGACGATCTCGGTCAGATCGAGGTTGAAACCTGCTGCTCCTGATGTGGTGGCCATTATTTTTTCCCCAATCTTTCTCGCTCTTCAAGCAGGCGCACCTTGACCTGGAGATCGTTGATGTGGGTCATCAACTGCTCTTTGAGAACAGCCCTGCGCTCCGCGCTAATCGGGCTGTCAGTCGGAACACCTTCCTTTGTGATGAGCGCAGGCATAGCCCCTTCAATCTTCGTCAGGCGCTCAGAAAAAGATGCAACCTGCCCCAGCAACCAAGCCAGGGCCGCCACTACGATGGGGATTACCGCTTTGAGTACGTCTGACCAAGCCATTACCTGTACCTTGCTGTCTTCGCCGCCACTTTGGGCGGCTGCTTCACAAACTGCTTCCCGGCCTTCTTGCCCGCCCGCTTGGCACGGGTCGTGGCGGCATACTCAGCGGGGCTGAGCGCCTTGATAGCATTCTCAGGCAGATATCGCTCCCCCGTCTTGGACGACGGTTTGCCGGACTTGGTGCGCCACTTCTGGGCACCCCAATCCTTGAGCGACTGCTGCAGGTCTTTCATTCAAAATCCTCTGCCGTCAAGCCAGCATCTTCAAATGCCAACTCTTCAAGCGCCTCTTCTGTGCCGCATGTGCAAGGACCGTCTTCGTGTACGGCGCAGTCTTCTGTGTGTTTAATCACGATACCCACCTCCGGCAGCCTTGTACTTCTTGGCCACAAGCTGGGCTTTACGGGCCGACCACTGGCCTGCCCCGGTGCCGTGCGTTGCCGCCGCCTTGACTTGGCTCACGATGCGCTTGCGCAGCTCCGGCTTGGTGTAGTTGCCCGCCGCGTTGACCTTGCCGCCCTCGGCGTACTGCGTGAAGTCCGTGTCGTCACGGCGGGGCTTCTTGACCCCACCGGGCATTTTGGAGGGCATGATGGCGCCCATGCCACGACTCGGTCTCATGTCAGTACACCTTAGCCTTTCGTGCGCCCCGAGCCGCACCCCAACCTTTGACGGCTCCGCCTTTTTTGCGGGTTTGCGTTTGCAGCAGCCCGGCACCCGAACGAACAGGCACTCCGGTTTCGCTGCGCACCCCGGGAATGCCTTTGAACATCTCCGCCTGTTCCTCGTCCGTAACAAGGGGTTTTCTTGCCAACCGCCGAGAAAAATCTTTTTCGCTGTTTGGGTCGCTAAGCGGGTAGCTTGGTAGTGGCGACAAATCCACGACCCTATGAGACGCAAGCGCACCAAGAGCAGCCAAAGCCGCGAGGTCACGCCCCCGACTACGTTTTGCCATGATGGGCTCCTATCAGCAGGTGCGACCGCCCATCTTCATGCCCAGGGGCTTGCTGCCAGACATCTTGACTTGCGTGCCTTTGGTCTTACCCTTGGCAGCCAGACCGTCGCGGCTGGGAGCAGCGGTGCGCACAGCACCCATCTTGGCCTTGGTGATGCCGCCGTTGGCCATTTTCTTCATGTCTTTCATTTCGCCACCTCGTGAAAAAAGTTCTTGCTTACCCTGGTTGGTTTTGGGCCTGTTGATCACCTGCGCATCTGCGCGGCTCCCAGGCCCAAACCGCTTACCCTTGTCTGCCTTCAAAAATTCTTGACCGACAGATTTTGGGATTCCTACTCGCTTGGCGGCAACGGGGTTGTTGGCCACCATCGCCATCAAGTTGTGCTGTGCCTTACTTTTGCTCGGCATCTGCTTTCTTTCGGCGGATCAACTCCGCAAACGTCTTGCCGGAAACCATCTCCGCGATACGCATCAGCGTCCAGATCGCACCGATCAAGCCAAATACCGGCGTGAGCAATTGCAGGAACGAGCCAATGGTTGCAACCACCGAAACAATGTCCAGCACATTTTTGACTGTGTCGTGGTTCTGGCTCATGTCAGCAATTCCAAGCTCTCAAGCTTTTGTTGATGCGACTGTTCGGGTCTTTCTTTGCCTTCTCGCCGGTCAGCTTCTTCTTCATGCCTTCCATGCGGGCGCAGAAAGAGTCTCGGCGTGAGCCGCCCTCGGGCTGTGGGGGCTTGAGCCCAGGCTTGCCTGGGTTGGCCTTGTTGTAGGAGGCTCGCCCCTTGGCGTTGAGTCCGCCCTTGGGGTTCTTGCCTTCCTTGCGAGTCCATGCTGCGGTCTTAGCCATAGAACACCGTTACTTTAGCTGCATTGGGTGCCGTGCCGGGTACAGTGACGTGTATATCCGTCGTAAACAAAATCCCCTGCCCCGGAATGGGTAGTGCAATTGGTTGCGTACCTGTACCAATATTAAATCGCAGACGGATAGTGCCAGAAGCTCCCCCATCCCTGAAAATAATATCGCCCGCCGTTCCGCCCGATATGCACTGATACCCCTTCAACCGGAAACGCCCAGACACTATTGTGCCCGTAGCTTCTATATGAGCGGATAGAACGTCTGTTTGCATCGTCATGATGCGCTCCTATCAGGTCGTAGTTGCGCCGTTGAGTGCGACGATATCCCAGCCTGCCGAGGTGTAGATCAACATTGCCGTATCGCCTGCGTTGGTGAAGACGATGGTGGCGTAGCCGCCGAGGCGAGTCGTAGGGGTCAGGATAGCCGAGCCGCCATCAACAACGTGCGCAATGATCTTGATCTCGCCCACAACACCATCAGCCAGCGTCAGCGCTTGCGACGAGGCGGTAGTGGTCAGCGCCGTGAAAGCGTTGGTGATGTCCACCGCGCCCGCGCCAGACAGCGACTGCGTGCCAAGGACAACATCGGTGCCAAAGGTAGAGTTGACCGTAACAGCGCCCGTGGTGCTGTTGGTGGTGATGGTTTGAAAGCCGTTCTGTGATCGAACTGGGCCGTTGAAGGTGGTGTTAGCCATTTGATCCTCACAAGCGAGTTAACTGTGGGCGCTCTGTCTGCTTGTCGTCAGCCGGGACTGTCAGAAACGCCGGGGACCCCGGGATGGCTCCTTTGTATCATGGGCTTGGAGGGATGTCAACATATTTGAAAGACCAGCCCTTCATCGGTCCACGGATCAGCGGCTTTCCGGATTTCAGTGCCCGGTTCACGGTTGGTGGTTTGAGTTTCAGTGCCTCCCGCAGCGCAGCAATACTGGGGTACGCCGTGGCGTTTCCTGCGATGTCTGTCACCTCTACCGCCTTGCTGACCTTGGCTCCGTGATCAGGCCGTCTTTTGCCGTACCAGAAGTTGCCTTCCCCGGACAGGGCGGCGGAGATTTTGGCGCGGACTGTGGCGGGTTGAGGTTTGCCGCGCATGGTGGCCCTGCGCTTGGCTTTTTCCTCAAATGTCTGAACGCGGGTTTTGGAGGCAGCGCCGATTTTTTGCAGTGCTCTTCCTGTGTGCTTATACCCCCAGGTCGGGCTTGCCTCCCCACCGACACCCAGCATGGGGGCTGTGGCATCAACCCCCAAGTTGTAACAGTAGTCTTTACCTACGTGCTCCTTGAGCCACACGTTCTCTGCGGCAAGCAGATCGGCCTCCTGTGACAGTTCTTCCACTACAACAAAGATGAACGCCTGCTCCCCATACTTAACCCAAGCAGCTTGCAGATGGCGGTTGTTGTGCTTGCCGGTACGCAACTCCGAAAAATGCCGCGTCTTGCGGCGCTTTAAGTCTACGGCGCTGCCGACGTAAAACTTGTTGTTGACGATGTTGATGATCTTGTAAATACCTCGGGCCATACGTACTCCTTGACTTAGACACAGGCAACGCCCCGTGATCAACCCCAGTGTACCATAAGATTAACCAATAACACAGACAACAAATAAAAAGGGGGCCAAAGCCCCCTTTTTGCCTTAAGAATCAAGGACTTATCAGGTCGAACCTGACGATCCCCACATTCCGAGCGGATCCGACCAGCCGAAGCTGTAACGCTCACGGGCCTTGTAACGCACGTTGCCGGTATCGAAGTCTCCATCCATCGAGTTTGCCAGGGGCATACGCTCGAAGTGCTTCATACCGTTCGGAACGTCGGTGGTCAAGAACCATGCGTTTGGATCGGTCAAGAAGTGGTTGACGGTGTAGCCCTCGGGAATCGCGCCCATCTGCTTGATCGCGTTGATGTCGTTATCAGCAGTTGCAACCCGCAGCTCGGTGTCAAGCAGACGCTTGGCAACGAACATCAGGCTCGGGGGGATCACCATCTTGCGAGGCTTAGCAGCGATCAGCAGGCCACGCTCGTCGGTCCACGCAGCGATTTGAATCACAGCGTTTTCCAGAGCGGTCTCGTTCAAATCAACACCAGTGGTCGGGCTGTTGAAATTGACGCCACCGCCAACGAGCGGGTGGCCAACACGAGTGTTGGAGCTGTTGTTGCCAAACAAGGTAACGCCGTCACCCCCGAGGAACGCGCCGTTGAAGCCGTTGTTGATGACGGCTGCACCTTTGACCTGCTTGGTGTAGGACATCGCACGGGCCAGAGCTTTGGTGTAACGAGCAGACAGGCTGTCGTACAG